CTATGGTTATACGGACTCAAAAGTTTTGCCAGGGCCAGCTACTGCAAGTGAAATAGATGCGTTTGATTTAATACTGCCTGTGATTTGTGAAATGGATGACGAGCATAGAAAACTGATTTGGGCTGTGGCGCATTCGGCTGTCCAAAGTTCGCGAGGGCCGCAGTGGCAAAAGATTGCTAAAATAATCGGTGTGCATCGAGTGACTGTAAAAAATCGATTTGAGAATGCCATGTTGACGCTTTGGTATAAATTAAAAAAAGATGCAAAAAGGACTTGACTGATTAGACTAACTTAACGGTAAAATTCTTTACCGTGGAAGGAAACTTAGCCAGCTTGAAAGAGCTGGTTTTTTTGTGAGTAAAGAATGGCTGGTTTAACAATTAAGCAAGATAAGTTTTGTAGAGCTTATGTTACCACTGCGGAAGGTAATGCGTCTGAGGCTTACAGAATTGCGTACAACGCAGAAAAGATGAAGAATGCGACTATTCATCGGCGCTCTAAAGAACTGATGCATAACGGCAAGATTACGGCCCGTATAGAACAGCTAAAAGCAGAATTATACAGTCAAGAAGCTATAACTGTTGAGGAAATTAGCGGCGCACTGAGGCGCACGCTAGACGGCGCGACTGCCGCTGGACAGTGGTCAGCTGCTTCCCAGGCCGCAATGGGATTAGCAAAGCTCGGCGGATTATTGGTTGAGAAGCGTCAAGTGAGTTTAGATGACGATCATTTAACAGCTGTGCAAGAATTGGCTGATGCAGATCCGATAGAAAAAAGTAAAAATGTCTATCCATTACAGAAAAGTGTAGGCTAAGTCATTGTTTTTAAACGATTGACCAACGGATTACAAATCCGCATTTCGGTTTAGAAGCTGCCAAATGCGCGAGCGAGGCGAGGTTTTGTATTTCTCCCTGTACTGAATTTTGCCTCGCTCGATTTGCTTGAAGACCCCCCAAGCAAAATGCAAAGGGGTGCTGTTATTATTTGTATACCACCCGCGTAAAAAAAATTAGGAAAAAATTGTCAGAAAAAAATTTAGCGTGGAAAAATTTTGTAAAACGATACCGCGACAATCCAGCTGACTTTGCCGCCAATGTTTTAAAAATGAAGCCACTGCCTTGGCAAACTGAGGTAATGCAAGAAATTGCTGTTGGCACACGCCGATTAACAGTAAAAAGCGGTCATGGCGTTGGCAAAAGCAGCTGTGCTGCTGCCATTATTATTTGGTTTCTCACAACGCGCTACCCAGCGAAAGTGGTTGTCACTGCCCCAACTGCATCGCAATTATTTGATGCGTTGTTTGCCGAGGTAAAACGCCGACACAAGCAAATGCCGCCAGCAATCGGCGATTTATTTGAGACCACATCGGATCGGATGGTGTTAAAAAGCAATCCAAGTGCTGTATTTTGTGCGTGTAAAACCGCTTCAAAAGAACGCCCAGAGAGCCTTGCTGGCGTACACGTTGAGATGCCTGGAGCGGTGCTTCTCATTGCAGACGAAGCCAGCGGCATTCCAGAAACTATATTTGAGTCTGGAAGTGGATCTATGTCGGGCCACAACGCAACGACTTTGCTGCTTGGCAATCCAATTCGCAACAGTGGATTTTTTTATCGAACACATACGGATTTATCGCATGATTGGTGGACTAAGACTGTTAGTTGTAAAGACAACCCGCTGGTATCGGACGACTTCATTCGCGACATGGCTGACCGATACGGCGAAGAGAGTGCGGGATTTTATTCTCGAGTGTTGGGAGAGTTTCCTCCGTCTGATGAAGACACTTATATCCCGCTGGATCTTATAAACGCCTCACTCACTCGTGATGTTGAGGGTTCTCCTGTTGCTCCAGTCATTTGGGGTGTGGATGTTTCGAGATCAGGTCGCGACAGGTCAGCACTCGCAAAGCGCAAAGGAAATGCCTTGATTGAGCCAATAAAGACTTGGCGCAACAAGGACACGATGGAGCTGTCTGGAATTATTTTGAATGAGTATGAAACGACAATGATTCAAGATAGACCGCAGACAATTTGTATAGATGTTATTGGCATTGGTGCTGGCGTTGTTGATCGTTGTCTGGAGCTAGATTTGCCAACGAGAGGCATAAACGTTGCTGAGAGTGCATCGCTTACAGATAAATATATGCGACAACGCGATGAGCTTTGGGGTCGTGCTCGAGAATGGTTTGAGGCCAAAGAATGTAAATTGCCAGATGACCCATCACTTGTTCACGAGTTAGCAACGCCACGATTTACATTTACCTCGAGCGGAAAAATAAAAATTGAGAGTAAAGACGAGATGCGGAAACGAGGGATAAGATCGCCAGATTTGGCTGATGCCTTTTGCTTAACTTTTGCCGAGCAAGCAATAACTGCTTCGCATGGTTCGCGCTATGGTTGGGGTGCAACCATAGAAGTTGACACGAGTTATGTAGTCTGATGGCAACGTATCTTCCAGGGCTTTTGGGCTTGGGTAGGCCGATAGAAATCCAAAACCCCTATATCAATCGGTCTTTTTATGGGTCAAACCCAGTCACTGGCCCGTTTGCAGATCGGCCATTTTTGCCGACCCCATTTGATTTTCAAAACTTCACGCCTCGAGCTGAACGGATCGCTCTTGCTGTTGCTCGTCGGGAAGAAGAGGAGGCGCGAAAACGAGAGGAACAACGAAATCAAGCGACGAGTGATGTTGTCAGAGAACAGGTGGAGCAAGGTGGCCCTGACGGTTCAACTTCAAATGTTCAAACTGCCAATGATTTTGCTGATCTTTATGGTAGAAATTTTGACACTGCGGGAATGCTTGGTGGTTTACTTGGTGGGCCTGTCGGCAGTGCTATTGGCATTGCTTCTCAAATTGGGCCAGCAAACGAGTTTTTAGATAAACAATTTGATGTGTTTGGCACGACACCAGGGCAAACGATTGGTCTGAGAGATGTTCCGTCAGCAATGACGGCAAGCTCCACTTTTGGACTTGCGGGAACTTCTTTAAATGAGGCGGTTGAAAATGCTTTAAACGCCAGAGCAAACGCATCACAAACACAAAACTTTGTGGATTTTGGTGCGCCACCGCCAGATTTTACAGTGACAGAAGTTCCAGCACTTTTCGATCCGTATGCAGTTGAAATTGAGCCAGAGGCAGTAAGCTTTCAAGATGTTTTTGGGCCGCAGTCACCAAATTATGCGCCCAGTTTTGATGAACTGATGGCAAGCGGTGGTATGTCTGGATATGGTCAAACTTTTGATAATCTTCCAGACATTCCTGACACAGCCAGATTTGATTTTTCTGACATTGATGAATTTGGAAATCCAACTGTTAGCTACGACAGCATTGGTGATGCTATTGCGGGAATTGGAAAAGGATTTGGACAATTAGGAAGTTCACTCTTTGGTGGTGATCCTGTCAGTGAAGATTTAGCACAAACCACAGACATTGCTAATCCTGTTGACACACGCGATGGTGTTGAAGCTATAGGCAAAGCAGCTACCAGCCAACAAGCTTATAATGAGGCTATTGAGGCAGTGGACACAGTAGGTGGTGTAGACACAGCAACTGATCCAGACGCAGTCGGCCAAACCACAGCGACAACTGATGATATGTTTGACCCTGATCTCCCGAATGACGGACAAGAAGATAATGATGCTGGTGAATGTTTTTTGACAACTGCAATTGTTCATCGGAGAGGTGAGGCTGATGATGGCCCAACGCTTACAAAATTAAGAAAATTTCGCGATACCTTCATGCAAGATATGCCTAATGAGGTAGAAAAATATTATGACATTGCGCCAAAAATCATAGCGGCAATTCCAGAAAATCATAGCGATTGGGATTTCATTCAAAATCAGATCGACAGTGCTATACGCGCCATTGATAAAAAGAAAAATAATAGTGCGTATCAAATTTACAAATCGATGGTTACTAAACTTAAAAATGATTGGCTAAAGGAGAAGTAAAATGCCGATGGGAAAAGGGTATGGAAAAAAAATGGGTAAACCCAAAAAAACCATGAAAAAAAACACCATGAAAAAAGGTAAAAAGAAAAAGTAATGGCAAAAGGTGTAGCACATTATTTCCGCGATGGGACGCGCCACAAAGGCGGGATGCACAAAATGCCTAACGGTGAAGTTCACTCAGGAGCTAGACACACTAAAGGCAGCAAAAAGTTATTTCATTTTTCTGAACTAAGTGCTTCAGCAAAAAAGAAAGCTCGTTCGAGAAAATAGTCTTGAGTATTACCTATCGCGGTGAGCGTTTTTCTGGTGTTAATAAACCCAAACGCACACCCAACCACCCAACAAAAAGCCATGCTGTTTTGGCTAAAGAAGGTGATAAAACGCGCCTTATTCGCTTCGGCCAGCAGGGTGTGTCGGGTGCGGGTAAAAATCCGAAAACGGCAAAAGACAAAGCGCGTAGAAAATCATTTAAAGCGCGTCATTCAAAAAATATAGCAAAAGGAAAAATGTCAGCTGCCTACTGGGCAAATAGGACAAAGTGGTAATGGCAACAAAACCGACACCGACAGATCCCAAAAAATGGGCAGCAGCAAAGCGAAAAGCGAAAAGCAAATTTAAAGTATACCCGAGCGCGTACGCAAATGCTTACGCTGCAAAGGAGTACAAAAAAATGGGCGGCTCATGGCGTGGTGGTAACAACAAAGTAAAAAGTCGTGCCAAAAAAAAGTAGTAGGGGTGGGCTGGGAAAATGGTTCGACCAGGATTGGCGCGATGTTAAAACAGGAAAAAAATGTGGTCGTTCTGGCAAGAATGACAAACGCGGCTACCCTGCTTGCAGACCGAAAGCCGTTGCAAAGCGCATTAAGAAATCGGAAGCAAAAAAGAAGACAGGATCAAAACGAGTTAATTGGTCGGTAACCGCCAGTGGTCGCCGCAGAAAGAAAAAATAATGGCATCATTGTTATTATCAGAAAATCAGCCTCTGTCTTCAAGTAATGTAAACAGTGGTTTACTGAGTAAAGATAAAAATTATTTGTATGGGACAGATGCAATAGAGAGGGTTTTGCAAAACAGTCCTAATTTTTCTCCTGCAAATTTAGGATCTGCAACACTCATGGGTTTGCTTGCACCCATCAAAAGTCCTTTTTTAGATGTTGATGCAACGAGTGATGACGTTACTTATGAGCTAGCAATTCCTGACATTGTAAGGCGTGGCTATCAAGCAGTGATGAGCCCTGTTGATGTCGCTTCGGGTCGCATTTCTCCATCCGAGGGAGCAAATCGCGCTCTTGAGATTATAGGTGTTGGTGGTTTGTTGTCGCCTAAACCGAGAGGTTCACTCGGTATTTTTGGAGGTCGTGAAAGCGCAACAGCACCGACTGCTGATTTTATGATTGCAGAGCGCATGGCTGATCGCGGAATTAACAAAGAAAAAATTTATCGAGATACAGGCATTTATCTTGATCCTGTTGATAAGCAAATGAAATATGAAATTTCTGATGACACAGCTAAACTCTCAACTTCAGCACCGATGTACGCATCGGCAGAAACAAGCAGAAAAGTTTTAGCCGCCTCTGGGGAAAAAGCCGTATCGCAAAGTCCTGATTATTATCGATTAAAAGGGATAATTGATCATCCAGAATTTTTTAAAGCGTATCCAAAACTGGCTGATACTCCTGTCACTGTATCAATTGAACCACTTAATCGCGGTGGGGCAGTACGAGTTATGAAAGATGGCACATTAAATATTCAAGTTGCTGGCAAAGACTTAGACGAAATTCGCTCAATTTTACTGCATGAAATGCAACATTTAGTACAGCGTACAGAAAAAGGATTTGGTCAGGGCGGTAATCCTGAGACATCTTTCAGAACGGCGCAGCAAGGGCTTGAAAAGAAAGCAAACCTTGCAACCGATGCAGAAATTAACGCTAGGGATATGGCACGTAAGGAGAGCGGAGTTCTTTCGCGTGTTGAGCGCATTTTAAAAAACGAGGATATTACGCCTCGACCGCGTTTACTTACAAGTCAAGGCGATTGGTACAAGTACGGCGATGATATACGGTCGGAGCTAGGCCCAATGCCTAAAAGATCAGGGCCAAAACAAAAAGAATGGATAAAAGCAGCTGGTAAATTATTAGCTCAACGCCAGCTTACTGATGATGATTATTATAATGCAAACGAATTAAATTCTGCATTATTAAAATATAGAGGCAAGTTACCTGAGTTAAAAAAAGCTGTTCGCCGAGCTGAATATAAATTTAACAAATTAAATACTGCTGATGTTCGCGCTGCTGATGAGGCGCGGTATAGGCAACGCTTATTAGAAATGAATATGCGTGATAACACAGGCTCACTCGGTAAGGGGCCATTTTTAATGGATATATATCGCCGATTGGCTGGTGAGGTTGAGGCGCGTGATGTTCAAAAAAGGCGTGATATGACAAAAGAAGAACGCCGCGAAAAGTCACCAACACAAACTCGCGATGTGAGAGCAGATCAAACGTATATGACAACAAACCCAACATTGGGATTGCTTTATCAACAAAACCCCTATCAAGAAGATAGTCTTGGGTTGTATCGCGGTGGAATATTGTAATGGATGATTTAGAGCTACATTCGATTGTGCGCGGCGAGATCGAAAGCGCAGTTAACTACCACGATACCGAGTTTGCTGGTAAACGCATAAAACAAATGGATTACTATCTGGGTGAGCCTCTTGGCAACGAGCAAGATGGGCGCAGCCAAGTCATCCAAACAGAAGTGGCTGACACAATCGATATGATTTTGCCGCAGTTGGTAAAAATGTTTGTATCGACTGATCAAACTGTACGTTTTGAGCCACGAGGCCCAGAAGATGTTGAAGCTGCCAAGCAAGCCACTGAGTATGTAAATTTTGTTCTGCATAACGATAATCCAGGTTTTCGGATTATTCACGATTTTGCAAAGGACGCGCTTATTTCTGGACAAGGCGTAGTTAAAATTTTCTTTGATGAATCTGAAAATATCATAAATGATATGTACACAGGCTTAACGGATGATGAGCTGACAGCGTTATTATCTGATGATGATGTTGAAGTTTTAGAACAAGAGGCGCGAGAAATTGGTGAGCCCACAGAATTAGACGATGGAACATTGTTACCAGCAATAAATGTCTACGATGTAAAAATTAAAAAAACTACACGCGATGGACGTATTAGAATAGAAAATGTACCTCCCGAAGAATTTCTTTTTAATCAACGAGCAAAAAGCTTAGATGATTGTCGTTTTGTTGCCCATCGTACAACCATGTCTATATCTGAGTTAATATCTCTCGGTTACGATCAAGAATTAGTTGAGGAATACGCTGGATACACCGAAATTGACACTCTTGATGAGAGACAAGCACGTTTCCAAGATTTGGAAAGTGCGACCAATGATGATGCTAAAGCACCATCTGAGCGTGATGTCTTAGTTACTGAAGTTTATATCAAAGTTGATTTTGATGATGATGGTGTTTCGGAAATGCGGCGTTTACTGTGCCTAGGCAGTTCCTATGAAATTATCGAAAACGATGAATTTGATATGTTTCCGTTTGCCGTCATGTCTCCAATTTTAATGCCTCATAGAATGACTGGCCGCTCAATTGCTGAGTTATTAACTGATTTGCAAGAGAGCAAAACAGCGATATTGAGGCAGCTGCTTGATAATATTTATTCGATAAATAACGCACGTATGGGTGCTGTGGAAGGTCAAGTTAATCTTGATGATTTGATAGCCAATCGACCTGGCGGCATTGTGCGAATGAGAGCACCAAATATGGTGCAACCTCTTGCTCCACCACCTGTCAGTGATGCGGCCTTTCCGCTTTTGGCTTACATGGACAACGTGAGAGAAATGCGAACTGGCATGAGTAAAGCCAGTATGGGTCTTGATCCTGACGCATTACAATCAAGCACTGCTACTGCGGTTCAAGCAACCGTATCAGCGGCTCAAGCAAAAGTAGAATTGATTGCGCGTGTCATGGCAGAGACAGGCATTAAAGATTTAATGCGTTGTATTCTCAAAACAGTATTACAAAACGCGCAACAACCGCGCATTATTCGTTTACGGAATAATTTCGTTGTTATGGATCCGCAAGCTTGGGAAAATGAATTTGATATTTCCATCAACGTTGGTTTAGGCAACGGCGATGACGCACAGCGCATGGCAATGCTCTCTCAAGTAGCCGGTAAACAGGAACAAGTTTTAACTCAAATGGGCATGGAAAACCCGCTTTGTACGATGGGACAATATCGGGCAACGCTTGCAAAAATGCTTGAAGCAGCAGGGTTCAAAAATGCAAATGAGTTTTTTCTTGATCCTGATAATCTACCGCCCGAGCTTCAACAAAAGATACAGCAGAAAATGCAAATGGCTGAAGGTGCGAATAATCCAGCGTTAGAGCTCGAGCGGCAAAAACTGGAAACAGAGCGGCAAAAAATCCAAGCTGACATCGCTTTAGATCGTGAAAAGATGGTGGCCGAGTTGGAGCTAAAACGCGAAATTCAAATGCAAGAATTACAAATGAAATTTGAAATGCGCCGACAAGAAATGCAATTAGAAGCGCAGCTTAGAAATGTAGAAGCGGTTACTGGAAGTGATATTTCTACAAATATTCCGAGGAACTAATTGATGGACGAAGGCAAACGGCGGCAAGAAATTAGCACTGGCGCACAAGCTGAAGCTATACTTCGTAATCCAGTTTTTGAGGAAACATTCGATTATTTAATTAACCATTACAATACTCAGCTCTTGAATACTTTACCCGAGCAGCATGAAGAACGAGAACGAATTTATTATCAAATTCGTGCGTTGCGCCACGTGCGCGAAGAGATCGAAAACGTCATGCAGACTGGATACATGGCTGAAAAAGAATTAGGTGAAAACCTACACTAGATTACCAATTTGGTAATGACCAAGCCCAAAGGGCAGTCTCACATTTTTTTATAAGGATTTTATTATGGCCGAGGAAGCAACTCCGCTCGCGGAAACTTCTGCTCTGACAAAAGAGCAAGCTGTACAGTATCTTCTCAATCCAGAGCCCCCTCAAAATGAGGAACAGGTAGAGAGCGAGAAGCCAAATGTTGAAGAAGAAATAAGTGCTTCTGAGACAACCGCCGATGAGGCAAATCAGGTTGAAGACGAACAGATTGAAGACGAGGACATCGATTACGATGAAGCCGAGGATGAAATCGAGGAGGTCGAGGAAACCGAAAACGAAGAGCCAACTTACCGCGTCAGAGTGGGCGAGGAAGAGCTTGACGTATCTTTAGACGAGTTAAGAAACTCGTATATGCGTCAATCAGATTATACCAGAAAAACTCAGCAAGTTGCTGAAGATCGAAAATTGGTCGAGCAAGAGTTGCAAAAAGTTTCTGGTCTGCGTGACACATACACAAACGAACTTGCTTTTATTCAAGAGGCATTGAATTTAAAAGAACAACCGCCCGAATATTGGTCGGCTCTTAAAGTCAATGATCCTGATCGCTACACACAAGAACGTGCTCAACAAACTGAGCAGCGTGAAGCGATGGAAAATGTCCAAAAAGAAATCACTCGAGCTAACAACGAGCGTATGGAAGAGATGAAAGTTGCAGCCCAAAAGCGATTGGAATCTGAAGCTGCTCGATTGCCCGAAATGATACCAGAGTGGTCTGATCCTTCGGTGGCACAAAAAGAAAAGGAACAATTAATTCCTTATCTTCAAAACGTTGGCTATACGACACAAGAGTTAGGAAACGTGTCGGATAGTCGTGCGATTATGTTATCGAGGAAAGCCATGCTGTATGACAAATTGATGGAGGGTAAGCCTGGTGCAAAAAAACGCACCGCTAAAGCACCCAAAATTGTAAAGCCAGGACAACCTAAAACGAAAAAGCAAGTGTCTCAAAGGCGAAGGCAAAAGGCTTTCGCGCAAATTGGGCAGCAGAGAGGCAGAAATGCAATGGATGCTGCTGTTGACTACTTACTTCAAAAATAGGAGGCCAAAATGGCTACATTTGCAACTGCCAATGCGATAGGGCAGCGAGAGGATCTCAGCGATGTGATCTACAAAATCGACCCAGATGAAACACCAATTTTTTCTAATGGTCGTAAAGAAACAACCCGAGGTGTAACAACAGAATGGCAAGTTCAAGAGCTTGCTTCGAGTGTTGACACTAATCATGTAAATGAGGGCGCAGATTATAGTTATGTCAACCCGCAAGCAACGGTGAGATTAACGAACGTCCATCAAATAGCTGTACAGGCGGCTCAAGTGAGTAACACTCTTGAAGTTGTCGATAAAGCTGGCAGGGACAAAGAATCTGCGTATATTAAGATTCTCAAAAGCATCGAGCAGCGTAGGGATATTGAAAAATCGATGTTCAAAAACGAAGCAAAATCTGCTTCTGATCCTAGAAAAGCTGGTAAGTTTTTGAGTTGGATTACAAATGTTGTTGTTGAATCAGGTTCATCAGCTGCGGCTGGCACTGGTGCTGACACGGCTACAATGTCTGGTTCAAATGCTGCGCTCACACTTGCAAAAATTGAAAGTGCAATGCAAGCAGCTTATGTCGATGGTGGAAGCCCAACTATGATGGTTGTTTCGCCTGGCAACAAAGTTGCTTTCAGCAATCTATCTAGTGGTTCAGCTGTAACTAACCAGCTGCACATGACTGCTGGAGCACCACAAGATGCGGTAATCATCGGGAGTGTATCCTTATTTTTAACCGATTTTGGAACGCTGAACGTTGTCATTGATCGACAAGCAACAGACACAGAAATACTTCTTCTTGATACTGACCATTACGCAATCGGTCATCTACCCGGAAGAATGTTTAGTGTAACTGATGTTGCGCCGACTGGTGATGCAACTAGATTTGCAATTTTGAGTGAATACACATTGCTCGTGACTGCGCCAAAAGCTCACGCAGCTGTGTTTGATCTTAACACGTAAATTTGTGAACCTTTATGAGGGGAGGGGGGCTTTATGCTCCCCTTTTTTTTATCCATGAAATTACCAATATCAAAAGATCCGATTTCTAAAAAAGAAACTTATATGAAGTGGGATGGTGATGACGCTACAGTTATCACTGAGCAAAAAGTCGATCACATTATTAAGTCAGCCCAAGCACAAAATGCTGAATATAAAAAGGGATCGATGATTGGTCACACGCAACGACATCAACAAAAAGTTGCTGAGATACCAACCACTTTGTATTTCGATCTAATAAAAAAGTTAGGCGATCCCAAACACAACGCGAAGGCTTGGAAGCGTTGGCTTAATGATCCAGACAATCGTTTATTTAGAACTGGTGGTGGAAACGTCTGATGGCAATAACCACTTACGCTGAATTGCAAACAGCGATTGATAATTTTCTGGCGCGAACTGATTTACAAAATCGTAGTCCTGAGTTTATTTCGATTTGCGAAGCTCGGATGTCTCGCGAACTTGAAACTCGTGCTCAAGAAAAAAGAGTTACGAGTACAACTACGGCTGATGATTCATACGTCACATTGCCAACTGATATGCGTAAAATCAGACACGTTAGATTAAACACCTCGCCAATTAGGACGCTTCAATTTTATACGCCTCTGGCTGCTGATCAAGAAATTTCAAGCACTGGTACTGGCCAACCGCTTTACTTTTCAATTGTTGGCGAGGAGTTATATCTACGGCCAATGCCCGATGCGAGTTACGAAATCGAAATTCTTTACGTTGGTGCTGTCCCAGCTCTGACTGATTCAAATACAACCAATACAATTTTATCACGGCATCCTGATGCCTATCTTTATGGATCACTGGCCAGTGCCTATCAATATTTAATGGATAATACTCGGCAAGCGCAATATGACGCATTGTTCACGCGAGCGTTAAACGAAATAAAATTAGACGATGAGTCCAGCAAATTTGGTGGTGCAGCCCCACAAGTTCAAACGCAGTACGGAGAAATAACATGAGTGCAATGAGCGATTATCTTGAAAATAAACTCTTAGATCATGTTTTGAGAAACACAGCGTACACAAGCCCAAGCACCGTTTACCTTGGGCTTTCCACAGGAAGCTTTGGAGATGATAATTCTGGTACTGAGCTCAGTGGCAATAATTATAGTCGAGTAAGCATTGCGTTCGATGCAGCCAGCAGTGGAGCAACAGACAACACAAGCAATGTTGAGTTTGCTGCTGCGTCAGGCAGTTGGGGTTCGGTATCGCACTATGGAATTTTTGACGCTTCCAGTAGTGGAAATCTTTTAATACATGGTGCGTTTTCTGCTGCAAAAACAATTGCAAGTGGAGACATACTACGCATTAACGCGGGCGAATTAGATATTACGGCTGCTTAAATGGCTACCTTAGAACAATTAGACATTTGGTCTACTTCTCTGGAATCACTCGATAGTTTTGGCACTCTTGAGAATTTAGACAATTTAACGCTGCACGAAGCAAGCGGTACAGGATCAATTTCTATTACTGAAAATGCTTCTGCTGTTCGTGTTCAAAGCGCAGCTGCCAGTGACAGCATTGCAATCACAACAACTGGTGGTGGTGTTTTACTTGCAACTGTAAGCGGCACAGCATCCATATCAATTGCCGCTAGTGCAGGGGCGGTGAGAGTGCAAACGGTTAGTGCTTCTGACACAATTCAAATGGCCACAACTGGGCAAGCGAAAGCAATACTGACCGCTGGTGCTACAGCTACGATTTCGTTTAGTGAAAGTGCTGCTGCAATTGGGATTTTTATTAACAGTGCATCAGATACAATTACCATTAGTACCACAGGGGTTGCACGATTTTTGTGGGAACAGCCTGTCGGAACAACAGAAACATTTACGGTTATTTCACCAGCGGCAGCTTCATGGACAGAAGTAACCGCTGGAAGCGAAACATGGAGTGACGCTGCATGATTAACTTCGGCGAGTTTTTACCTGATCAACCCGCGTTTAAAAACCGTGGTGCGACCGAAGTGAAAAATGTTATTCCCGCGCTCAGTGGCTATCGGGTTTTCAAAACCCAATCCGCAGTCAGTGGTGCAGCAGATAATAAAATAATCGGAATGTTTTCGGGTAAGGATGACAGTGCAAACGCTGCGCTTTATGCAGCAGATAGCACCAAAATTTATCTTTTTAACGCAGCTGACTCAACACTGGTAAACAAAAGCAAAAGTGGAAATTACACAACATCAAGCGATGATCGATGGCGATTTGTACAATTTGGCGAAAAGGTTATATGTACAAATTTCGATGACCCAATTCAAATAGCACAACAAGTTGGTCAAGGAGCTGTGTTTGCTGATCTTGGAGGATCTCCACCGAAAGCAAAATTTATAGCCGTAGTGCGCGATCAAGTTATGACTGGTCACACTAACGATTCTAGTGATGGAGTAAAACCTTATCGACTTTGGTGGTCTGGAGTGAATGATGAAGATTATTGGACACCAGGTACATCTTTATCTGACTTCCAAGATATACCGGACGTTGGTGATTGCACTGGGCTTGTTGGTGGTGAGTATGCCATAGCACTTTTTGAAAAAGCAATTGTGCGAGGCAATTTTGTCGGAGCACCGTTGGTGTACACCTTCCAAAAATTATCAACATCCGTTGGTTGTTCAACTTCTGGCAGTGTTGCAGCAATTGGCTCTAGCCAAGTATTTTGGCTGGGTGATGATGGTTTTTATATGTTGGTTGGAGATCAGATCAAAGCTATTGGAGCAGAAAAAATAAATCGTTGGTTTCTTGATCGATTTAAAATTGACAGTAAAGAAAATATGGTGAGCGGGATTGACCCTCGAACACAGAATGTAATTTGGAGTTACCCAAATTCAGAAAGCACTGACGGCGAGAACAATGAAATTTTAATTTATAATTATCGACTTGATCGCTGGAGTTATGTTTCCGAGGGAACAACATCGATTTCATCGCTTATGACAGCTGGATACACTTTAGATACTTTAGATAATATAAATTCGAGTATTGATGCGTTACCCGCAAGTCTTGATGATGGAATTTACAAGGGTGGCGTATTTTTCTTTGCGGGAGCAAAAGATAAAAAAGTTCAAAGTTTTAGTGGTGCAAGCTTAGATGCCACAATTGAAACTACCGAATTTGAGGTAGCAAAAGGACAGCGAAGCGTAATAAATAATCTTATTCCATACATTACGTGCGGCTCATCTGAGTTACAAACAATCACAGCGCAAATCGGCTCTCGCCAACGTCAAATTGATCAACCTGTCTTTTCAGCATCATCATCTTTAAATGCTGACGGTTATATACCTGTTCGTTCATTGGGTGCATTTCATAGAGTTAGAATAAATTTAACAGGTGATTGGGAAATTGCGCGAGGCGTTGATATTGATGCGAAAGCTCAAGGATTTAGATAATGCCAACAACAAGTTTTCAGCCGCTCACACCTTTTGCGACACAAAGACAAATTTCTGATGTGGTCAACAATACCCTGCGCGGAAAACTTAATTGCACTAACGAAGTTACTTTAACGAATAGTTCAACATCAACTGTAGTTGCTGATTTTAACGTTGGGCCAGACAGCGTTATTTTGTTTATGCCAACGAACGCGGCAGCGGCAACAGAAATGGCTGCGGGGGGGCTGTATGTCTCAGCTAGAAGCAAAAACTCTTTTACTGTCACGCATTCATCCACAACGTCCACGCGAGAATTTAGTTATGCAGTCATTGGATGAATTTCAGAAATGTTTGCCATTTATTCAATCGGCGCTTGATAAATGTGGAAATACGCACTTGCCGAGTGATGTTTTTGAAATGTGTAAAAAAAAATTAGCAAAATTACACGCTGGAGAAAAAAGCGCGATTGTTACCCAAATTCTTACAATGCCATCGGGACGACAACTTCATTTTTGGCTTGCTGGCGGTGATTTGGATGAACTTGTGAAAATGGAAAAAGAACTGGTTTTTGAAGCAAGAAAAGACGGCATCAAAAAAGTCAGCGTTATTGGTAGAGCAGGGTGGCTTAAAAAGCTGCCAAATTACAAAGACGCTGGAAGAATTTTAGTAAAGGATATTTAGCATGAGTTTTATTGGTGATTTATTTGGTGGGGGGTCACAGCAAATCGGGCAACAAGTTGTGTCTTCAGAACCAGCCGCTTACGTGAAACCATTTTTGGAAGAAAGTGTACAGGAAGCTCAAGATTTATTTAGAACTCCGCGAGAATATTTTCCCAATCAAACATTTACAGATTTTTCACCTACTACCCTTGAAGGTCTCAATCGACTTGAAACCCGAGCGATGATGGGAAATCCACTTGTTGGACAAGCGGGTGATTTTTTAAGCGGTGCAATTGGCGGTAACTTTTTAAACCCAGCTGCCAATATGCTTATGAGTACAGCGCAAGGTGATTTTTTAAACTCCAATCCTTATCTGGAGGAATCACTTGCACCAGTCAGAGACCAAGTCACAAGCCAATTTGCCCGAGCTGGAAGGCTTGGAAGTGGAGCAAATACAGCTGCAATGACCCGAGCTCTTGCGCCTGTTTATGCACAAAATTTTGCTAGAGAACGAGCAAATCAGCTGAACGCACAACGAGCAATTGGCAATCTCGCACAACAAGATTTTGTCAATAGACGCTCTGCGGCGGCGATGGCCCCAGGATTAGCCGCACAAGATTATTCAGACATTGGTCAACTATTGTCAGCTGGGCAAGCAAGAGATCGAAAGGCTGCTGAAGCTCTTGCAAGTGAAATACAACGTTTTAACTTTTTGGAAAACGAGCCAGCACAGAGATTATCAAATTATATAACGCAGCTACGCGGTGGAACTGTCGGCTCCACTCGCACCGCTCCGATCTACGGCGACCCTCTTGGCTCAACACTCGGAAACATAGGGCAAGCGGGTCAAGCAGCCTATTTCTTTTCTAAAGCGTTTCCCTCATTTTTTGGCGGATAGGTAAAAAAATGTCATTACTTGGAGATAACATTGCTTTTTTAGAGCAAACAGGATTATTGAGCCCAACCGCAACTCGAGATGCAAGTTTACAGGGTTTGTTCTCAGTTCTTGGGCAAATTGGAAATCGCAGTGCGGCTAGGCTTACGCCAACACCGCCGCCGTTGAATATGAATGCGCCGATGCAAGCGTACAACGCAGCACTTACCAATGAATTGACGCGAGGTGCGTTAGCAAGAAAGTTGCGGCAAGACGAAGCTCTTAAAACCATGTTTTCAACACCCGAGGTGACGCCAGCCGAGGTTGAAGCTGGAACACAAGCGTTAGTTGATCCAATTGCTCAAGGTCGTGAGACAAAAATGATGGCTGATGCAAATTTAGCACAAGATCCTCTTACAGAAATGATTGATTTTGACGCAACAGATGCAGCTGTTCGAGAAAATATAACTCCTAGAATCCAAGAAGCTGTACGTCAGAGATTGTCAACTCCAAGCGCGTTGCGAGGTGTACCAGATAGTGCTCGTTCCTTATTGCAAGGCATGGCAAAGGCAGGGTTAGGAAGAGAGGCACTATCAGCTGCGGTAAAACTAGCCACAGCAACACCAGAATACCAAGATGTTATGCTTGATGGTAAGGAAACTTTTATGACCGCGAGTGAAATTCAAAACGCTTTAGATAGAGGTCTAAATGTTGCTCCAATACCAAAAAAGCCGTTAGTTCAGATCGGCAAAACTACCAGCAAAATTCAAGAAACAGTTGGTGTAGATTTTGTAAAAAAGGAATTACCGCAAGCCAACCAAGCTATAGCTTCAAACACTGAATTATTAACCGATCTAACTTCAGCACAAAATTTATTAAGCAAAATAGAAAATACAGGATTTGGCTCGCCTTTTATCACATCATCGAAAGCGGCACTCGCACAACTAGGTTTTGAACAAAAAGACCTTCTTAATAGGGAAGCATTTAATGCTGGCATAAATCGTTTGATTTTGCCAATGGTGAAACAACTTGGTGTAAACCCAACTGACCGAGATTTAGAATTTATACTCGAAGCAGCTCCGAGTTTATCCAAAACACCAGGAGCAAACAGAATTATTATTGATGCAATGCAAGAAAAAGCACGGCGAAACCTGCAACGAGCATCAACAAAAACAAAATTTTTTAGAGAAAACCAATTACTGTTGCGTAAAGATCCATTAGAATTTACAGCTGCTTTAAATGAACAAATGGAAACTTTAAATGCGAAATTTAGAGCAGACAATCAAAAGTTTAGGGATCTTAGAAAGAAATTGAACCTAAAATCAGGCGTTCCAGCCAGTGTTCTTGGATCATAGCAAGGGTCAATAGATGTCAATTAAAAATGAATTGTTAACTATCCAAAATGAATTAGAGAATGTTAAAGATCAAATAAAACCAAATTCACCTGGAGATATTGTTCTCAAAGGCTTAAAAAACGGCTCACTTTTTGACTCGACAGGTGCTGCTTTTGCACTTCAAGGTTTGACTTTGAGTAACAGTGATGAATTTATTGGCTGGGTACGCAGTGCGCTTGGAAGTAATAGCGAATTGGTCAAACAAATTAATAACGTCCGTAGTAAGTTTGCTGAATCTCGATTGCAAAAAATTCCAGAGCCTTTTACTTCGCGACAAATAAATACAGCTTTGGAACGGCTGCAACTTGACCGAATGCGTGATAAAGATCCTGTTACTGCAATCGGTAGCGAACTCGCTGGTAACGTGGGACTGCAAATTTTGGCTTCGCGTATTCCAGGGCTCAGGAATTTCCTTAATCCTGGATCAACAATGGCACAAAGATTGCTGCAAGCTGGTGGGGTAGGAGCGGTTGAGGGTTTTGGTGGATCTGAAACACCGATCACTGGCCCAAATACTGACATTTCAAAAACCGCTGTAGATACTGGGGTTGGTGCATTGGGTGGATTTGCCGGAGGGGTTTTTGGGGAAGGATTGCTCAAAGCGGGTGGTGCGATAAGAAATTTAATTACCAGACCAAGTGCAACAACACGAGGTCAAGAGCAAGGCACACAAATTGTTAAAGAAGCTTTAGAGGCAGATCAACAAACAATTTCTAATGCAGCAGCAAAAATAGCTGCTGCACAAAACATGGGTAAGCCTTTTATGCCAGCTGATGTTGGAGAAGCCTCTCGCGGTGTGCTAGATGCTGCGCGTATAGTTGGCGGTACTCAAGAAAAACAACGTATATCTCAAAAAATGCTCGAACGTGATAAGGGTGCTGTTGGTCGTGCCACCAAAGATTTACGAGAAGCTTTTGGTAATCGTGTTAGATTTTTCCCTGAGTTTAAAGCACTCAAGGCAGCTCGTGGTAAGCGCGGTGATAAGATGTATACCGAGGCTTTCAAAAAAGACATTACTGTTAATGATAATTTAGCAAAGCTTTTTAAATTTCCACAGATAAAAACCGCGTTAGATAAAGCTTACGAGTTAGCAGCTGGAGATGGAGTCGAGCTTCCTCGAGTAACCATTAATTCAACAGGCACAATGGTTAATGAGAGTGGTGAGCGTGTGTTAGCTGTAAACACTCGATTGCTTCATTATATGAAAATGTCATTGGATGATCAGTTGCGTGTTTCGCGAAGTCCAGATTTGAGCGGTGTCGGGCCAATGCAACGCCGCCAGCTTGCTGAGAGAAAAAACGAGTTACTACAGATTATTGAGCGGCAAAATAAACCGTATCGGCTTGCACGAGAAACTTATGCTGGTGATAGTTCATTGCTAGACGCTTTATCCAGAGGGCGTGATTTTTTCAAAACTAAAGATGTTGATGAGTTAAAATTTGATTTAGAGAAAATGAGCAGATCAGAGCGCGACAGTTTTCGGCTGGGAGTAATGAATGCGCTTATTGACCGAATAGAGACAGCCAGTGATACATCAAATATTGCCAACCGACTTATCGGAACAACGCGCAATAGAGATTTAATCAGAGCAACTTTCAATCCTGGTGAAAAAGGCACAGAAGCATTTAATACTTTTATTAATCGATTAGAAAAAGAAATCCAAATGAAAGTTACATCAAACGCGATGAAAAATAGTGCGACTGCTGCGCGTCAAGAAGCTATTAATAAATTACGTAAAGATGCTTTGGAACCTCTACCAAAAATTGGAAATTTATTTGAGTTGGTTCAAGCTGCGATGGGCAAAGCAAATCTTGATATTGGTGAGCAACAATTACAAGCAGCAGCTAAACAAATTACAAATTTACTGACAACAACCGATAGACAAACAACTGTAGATATTCTCAAAGATTTGGAGAGTCCAAGTCGCTTAAAAGCTTTATTGCGGGAGTTGGTTCCAAGTGCAGTGAAAACGATTGTAAATCCAGTAACAAGCGGTGCAGCTGGTTCTTCAACGGCTACAAATGTTCAACAAAAATTTTAGAGGTAAATTATGGCAAAAACGAGTTGGAATGACTACTCAGCTACACCTGGCAGTAATACAGATATTGACAGTGTGAACATCGATGAAGGCTGCGCTCCATCTGGAATTAATAATGCTATTCGAGAAGTTATGGCACATACAGCAGATGTTGTAAGCGGCACAACTGCATTGAGCACCATAAATATCGATGGCGGCGCGATAGATGGTGTAGCAATCGGATCAAACGCAGCTGCAACAGCTTTAACTGTTGATGGAAATATAAAACTTGATGGCAACTACCCAACAGGTACATCAAACGTAGCTGTTGGAGATACTGCATTAGATTCTGTAGAAGCTGGCGGTACGCACAATACGGCGATTGGTGCAACTGCGGGAACAGCCATTACTACAGGGGATTCAAATACGCTGATTGGATCAGGCGCGGGTGATGCCATAGTCTCGGTTTCTGAGAATACCGCAGTTGGGTTTAATGCTCTGACAGTTGCGGTTACAGCGCAGAACACGGCGGTTGGTTCAGCCGCACTTCAAGCCTATGCACCATCCAGCGGTGATGGTTCAACAGCGGTGGGATATGCGGCAGGGGCATCAACAACGACCAACGCAATAACAGCAGTGGGAAGGGAAGCTGGATTTCACCAAACAGGAGCATCAAACACTTTTGTTGGTTCATCTACTGGAAAAGGCACAGGAGCATCAACTGCGGCAAGCAATACAGGGGTAGGTGATAATG